GGACCATGCCTACATACAATCTCTTTAGGGTTGAACCCTTCGAGGAGGTCCCGCACGATGTAGCTAGCAGCAGCTATTATGCTGTCACTATCCCCATTGCGCGGAATCTCGAGCTCCTGTTCTGTACGGACGAAACCGTCGAGGACGGCTTGTTCCGTTTTAGCAGAATAGGGAAGCTCGAGCTTGTAGAGCATGTAACAGACTTGACGTATATGTTTAATCGCATCTACGTCTGCGTCGTCCAGGAGCTCACCGTCGTTGCCGAGGACACGCTTAAAGTACGCCTGCAGGAATGCAGGCCTCTTGCCTTTACCACGTGGAAACCCACGGGGGAGGTCGAACGTGTCACCGGCCATTACCGCATCTAGGGCTTTCCCCAGCTTGGGGAGAGTCTTAGTGAGGAATGAAAGTCCTTCCTGCGCGACTCTTGACCGTATGGTCTTGATATCGCGCTGGAGATCCTTCTGCGACAGTGAAAGCGGATTGTCCGACAAGGTCGCCACTAGGAGTTCGAGGTATTCGAAACGGCTTTTCAAGGGGTCCATTTTATGGAAATCCTTCCGTCAAGCCATGCCGAGTCACTTCGAGTTACTACATGACGCCGATGAAAAGGTCGTCCAGGTTAGTCGAGGTAGTGATACCCGACGACAGCTGGTTGTCGGTAACAGCGTTGACAGCGTGAGCGACAATGTCTTTCACGTTAGCATTGCTGATGGCCGACGTACGTGGGAACTGGATGGTGAGATTCACCGTCACAGTGCGCGGAATACCCGCACCGTCAATCTTGGTCATCGTAAGTTGAACAAGATGGCGGTCCACGATATTCGACCCGGAGCCCGACTGCGTATGCTTAATAGCAAGGCGGACAGGCTCGTTGAGATTGGTGTCTGTTCGGATCCAATCCGAACCACCGGCGACAGTGCTCAGGCGCTGGAACGTTTTCGCATTACCTGCGGCATCGTCCAGCGTGAGCGGCGAAGCGATTGACATGGGATTTACTCCTGTGACAGCGGGGTTAAAACCCGCCCTAGTGCCACCTAGCTACATTTGCTAGGTGAGCATTGCTAGTGTAAGCGCCAGCTGCTTGGGACTGAGGCCACTCCAACCCACAGCGGTTGGAGCAGTCGGAAAGCCAGGTTGTCTCTCATACCTTTCAAGCGTCACCACCCCTAAGTGCTGATACCTTTCGGGGTTCGGCATGAAGGAGCTTTTATTCAAGAGGAATAAATCCCCTCGACTAAAAGACTTCACACTGTGGGACGTGTTCCACACACTAAAATCCAGAGTTGCTTGCTGGATGTTTAGCGAGTCTAACCGGGACTCAAGTTCGACGAACCAACCCAGAACAAAGGAGAAAGGAAGAGTATTCCAGACTACCTTTGTCGGGTTCGTCAGACCAGTTGTCCCCAAGAAGGCTCGTAAGTACGCCTGCCAGCTGTCGAGATCCTGGAGGTCCTGAAGGAGCGTAGCTCCTGCACGGAACTCGAGGGTGACAGTTTTAGGGACGTACACGAGAGTCGGTCCGTACGGGACCGGCGAAGGAATTTCAACGGGATCCTGACTTACGTCAAGTTTCCGGTGAAAACCTAGCCGGGTCGGACGGCCCGACGTCTCCCGGAGGAATTGGAGCCGCTTCTCAATACGAGAAACCAGCGACCCCAGGGTCTTTAGATCATCGAGAAAGGGTAACCACCCGAACTCTAGATTTAAGTACCCACCGGCGATAGTTTCAGAGAGTGTACGCTCTAGCTTCGGAAGAAGCGAGGGCAGCTCCCTTAACTCGTAGATGAAGTTCCCCAGAGAAATTTCTTCAGGGAACTGTGTCGTAAAAGTGTTAAATGCTTCTCGACACAAATCACTACGGTCGGCATCCGAGAGACTCGGCAAACAGTCGAGCAGGGCTTGGGGCGAAGCAGTATGCTTCATCCCGTACGTCCGGATAAGCTCTGGGAGGGCAAGGGACGGGAAGTCCCTAATTTCCGTGGAGCCTAGCACGCTAGCCTTTTCATGTAGAACAGGCTTCACGTTGCGCAATCCACTTGGTTTGTGGATGCTCGGGACAGGGTTATCCTTGATAGACCTATAGTACGTAAACGTAGTATAGGGTGCCAAGGTATACCCACCTGGGTTGTACGAATCCCGATAGCCAGCACCTGTAATGGTGTGAGCGTCGGTATCCGTACGCAACCGTTCACCAATAGAGAGAGACATTGACTAACCTCCGCTTGTAGCAGAAGTAGAAAGACC